TATTTGTTTCCACTAGCTTCTCTGATTCTGCGATACGGTCACGCATATCTAGCAGTTCTTTCTGTTGTTCTAGTACAGTTTGTAAGTTTGTACCTACCTCTGTCAGTTTGGTTTTAGTTGCACCATTACTAGATACAGCAGACTCTACTGCCTCAATACGTCCATAGAACTCTGCGACAGCCCAGATACCGCCAGCCAGTGTAGTGGCTATAGACAGTACGATAGCTATCCATACGCCCTTCAGGTTAACGTCTCCAATCTTTAACTCAGTATCTTCAAGACCCATTGTGTAATGTATTCCCATCGTATATTGACTGACCCATGCCCATAATGTCTTCGGCAGTTTTAAAGTCTGAATTAAAAAAACCTACATACCCATGACTATGACCACTTTGCCAAGTAACCTGTAGGAAATCATTAGCGGCATTGTATTCTACAGTAGCGGCATAGCTATTGTTGTTGTAAGCCTGTGCTTCATTATCAGTCGAGTCAGTAATATATGTATTCTTAGAAGCCTGTAAGAAAGCTGCCGCAGACTGTGCATAAGTCTCCACGTCATCCAAGCTGTTATTATATGCAGTTACTTTTTCTTGCGTAAGCTCGACATCATTCGATTGTACAAATTGCTGGACTTCAAGCTGTTGCTCAACTGTTGTAGCTTCTGTTGCCATTTCGCTAACGGCAGCCACTTCTGCAAGTTGTTGCGTTGCCACCACAAAAGTATCAACAGCCCCACTAAAATTATCCATAGCTTCATCGTGTTTCTCCTCAAATAGCTGTGCTGCATTATAGTATACGGCATCCTTTACACCTTGCAGCGCATTGTTATAATCTAATACTTGTTGCTCTGTAATTTTATAAGAGTCTGTAAAACCATCAGGAGTAATACCACCAACACCAGCATAGTATCCTATACCAGCTACTGCTTTCTTTGCATCCTCTACAATAGTTACAATCTGATTACTTGCATTAACAAGGTCAGTTATTGTCTGTTCTGCCTTTGCTTGTACGGAAGCGGTCAGAAATAGAACCGCTGCTATTAGTATTCTCTTCATCATCTATTGGTTTCTCCAGTTGTAGGACTACTTTATAGTAATCTTTTCTCTCTTTATAATCAGGTATGAAAAGGATTGGTTCCTTCTTCATGGTATAATAGGCAGCCTTACCAACCAGTAGCTTACCATTAATACTCAAAGGACAAGGTGTACCAGAATCAAACATAGATTGCCATACCTGTGTATCCTTACACATTATAGAAACAGCAGCAATGTTCATACCTAAATCTTTTAAAACCTTTGCGTCTCTTCTTCTATTACACGCATGGTCTTGAACATAAGCACCTGCTGATATACCCACTAATGAATATTGTACTGCGGCTGAACGACTAACTAAACAACTCTCTTGACCGCTACTCATCAAACTTGGAGCTACTGCTGTGGGTGGTGAGTCACTACTTGACCCTGCTCCATTATAATTCGTTGTACTATTATTTGTAGTATTGTTGCTATCTAATATTGAATCCTGCGTATTAGTATTCAAATCGCCTTGCTGTGTATTTTGTGCATTGACAGGAAGGACGAATAATGATATAATGAATAAAATTCGCAGGGCAAGGTACATCTACTCTTCTTCTCTACCTAACAGCTTTTTAACTGTCTCCGTTTCATATATACGTAATAGTACCCACACAAGTGATGCTACTGCTGTTGCTTCTGGTATCCACGAGAAGTAAGCTCCTAGNGTTACGCCTCCTGCACCAACATCTANAATCTGTTTAGTTTCTTCGTTCATCTTATTATCCTTATATTGTTAAGTTCATTTCTCTCATGTTGTGTTCAAGATTTGCTCCAGAAACAGATACTAATGATACTATTGCTTTTGAATCATATGGAATATTTAAAGTAATTCGTGTTCCAGTATGAGTATCCATTTTTGAATTTGTTAATGTCTTTGCTTTTACTCCAACCAAACTATCAAGGTCTAACATTCTTTTAAACTCACTATCATATTCAGAAGAGTATAACCAAGACTTTGTATTGTTTTCATTCTGCCTATAAAAAGCTAACGGAAGATAAAGATAATCAGGGTCAGAAGGTACTACGTATCCAAAGTACAAACCAACAAGATAGTTATTATCTTCACACTTATACTTGTGTGTGAACATTCCATTATCACCATTCTTTAGAAATGTCTTAAACTCATTAAGAGACATTCCCATTGGATTTGCAGGAACCGTTCCTCCCTCCATTTCTGTACGACTTGCTTCAAACAAATCATCAACATCTTGTGCGGCAAACGAAGAAACTTTTGAAAATACGATAGCCATTATCTTACACTTTCCATTCTTTTTCTAAACTTACTGTATCCATTTTGATTCCGAATACTTACCTTTTTAATTTTATTCTGAACTCCTTCAGACAAACCATCAAGATAGTCTAGTGCTTTATCTAAACAGTAAGCAAATCTCTCAGATGCAGATACCTTTCCTTTTTCAAAACATCCTACATAATTTAGGACTGATGCGCTTTCTCCTAACAATCCGTACTTAAAACAATCATACGCACTTAACGATTCAGGAACAAGCATATCCATCTTGTGATTCATATAGCGAGGCATATATAANGTTTTACAATCTGCTAATATACCTACATCACTTTCTGGTACACTGTCCCACATATCTGGGTTAATAACAAAGACAGATAAATCAAGAATATTAAAGTTCAAATCCTTACCTGTTAATGTAGGGTAGCAACCACATAAATCGTTATGGTCNCCAAAAACTAACTCTCGACTTACTGCCATGTGNTAGTTCTGTAGTTTTTCTATTGGAGGTAAATCAGATAACTTAACATCTAATATCACACCACTTTGAACAACTAAAGTTACACCATCTACATTCTCTAGTGCTGTACCTATCTTACTTTTACCACACTTTACTACCTTATAGTTCCAGTCTGGCATATTCTTTTTTATACTATTAACAGTAAGACCAGCAAGATTGTTTGTTTGATAAACTAAAACATTATTTACTCGCATTGGTAAACTCACTGAAATAATTAAAAAAACTATCTATCCGTTCCTGTGGATTACTGCTAGTATACGGCACTAACCCTGAATAAGGACAAGACAAAATAGCTTTTAGTTTCTTTGCGCTGTATCCACCCTCTACCTTCAGCGCATCATAAATTGCTTTATATGTTCTTATTGTATCATCTTTGTCAAAAATATACAATGACTTCTCTTTAGATAATGCAGCTAATCCCATCTCTGAATTAGTACAACACCCTACAATATCTGCATTATTTAGTAAATCATGTCCAGATATTTTTTTATCAATTATGTTTTCTTTTCCTACTTCTCTTACTAAATAACTTTTCAAACCATTAGCAGAGATAGGGTGCATCTTTAATTTAGCTCCTTGGTCTATAGCACGTTTAACTTTTTCCATATCTACTACTTTATTAAAGATGTTAGTGCCTGGAAGAAATATAACAAACTTATGATGTGGAACATTACGTTTTCTTAACTTATACTTATCTGTTCCTTCAGAAGCTATCAAATTAAAAAGACGTTCACCTTCTTCTGTTATCTCGTGTTGAGCAGCTTTCTTCATAATGTCATGGACATGAAANGAATTAGCTGGACGTAGATACATAAAGTTTGCCATACCATCAGTATAAACAAACCCNTTAATAGTTTTCTTGCTACCAGCAGAATACCAAAGGTCGTACTCTATCTTTGTATTGCCTGGTCCTTTTGCGGGAAGTAAAGACAAAAGTTTCTCAACTTCCTTGTTTTCTCGTGAGCGAAGAACATTACCTGATTTAAAGAAGTGGGCAGCATGGTCACCCAGAACTTCGTTTTCAGCCATCGGTAGAAATGCCATTGCGTAACTCCTCTATGGTTTCTTCAAGTTCCTCTATCTTATCCTCTGTATCTTGAAAGTAATCTAATACAATTTCTAAAGTTGTCTCTAATTTTTTATTTAATCTATTTAGTTCTGCTTCTAATTTTCCGTCCATTGGTTTCCATCCCAGTATCTTGAAGTTGAATCCTCTGCCGATGTAACCTCCGTCTCCTGATTAGTTGCTGTCAGTCTCTCATATACAACGGTATCTGTTGCTGCTATAGTATCATATACTGTATTATACACTGTATCAAATACTGTTGTCAAGCTTGTTTCTGTAGCTTTTGTAGTATCGAATACTGTATCAAATATAGTTGTTCTCGATGTTTCTGTACTTTGACTTGTACTACCTGTAGTTTCAAACGTAGTTGTACGTGAAGTATCTGTATTAGTTTCAAAAGCAGTATCAAATGCAGTAGCTGTATCAAAGGTAGTTGTTCTTGCTGTTTCTGTGCTTTTACTTGTACTACCTGTAGTCTCAAATGTAGTTGTACGTGAAGTATCTGCATTAGTTTCAAAAGCAGTATCAAATGCAGTAGTTGTATCAAAGGTAGTTGTTCGAGACGTATCAGTAGTTTTTGACGTGCTGCCTGTAGTCTCAAATGTTGTACCAGTAATATATGTTGTTGTACGACTTGTTGCAGTAGCTTGTGATGTACTGCCAGTGGTTTCAAATGTAGTAGTTGTATCAAATACAGTAGCCGTAGCAAATGTAGTTGTACGTGATGTATCAGTCGCAGCTGATGTAGCTTGTGAAGTATCAAAGGTAGTAGTGGTATCAAACGTAGTAGTTGTATCAAAGGTAGTTGTGCGGCTTGTAGCTGTTGCTAACGAAGTACTACCAGTTGTTTCAAATGTAGTTGTACGTGAGGTATCGGTAGAAGCAGAAGTACTTCCCGTTGTATCAAACGTGGTAGTCGTATTAAATGTAGTTGTAAGTGATGTATCTGTCGTACGAGATGTAGTTCTTATTGTATCAAATGTGGTGGTCGTATCAAATATAGTTGTACGTGATGTATCAGTTGTACGAGATGTGCTACCAGTCGTATCAAATGTCGTAGTCGTATTAAAGGTAGTTGTTGTAGCAAACGTAGTTGTAAGTGACGTATCTGTACTACGAGACGTACTCCCTGTTGTATCAAATGTAGTAGTAGTATTAAATGTAGTAGTCGTATTAAATGTGGTTGTGCGTGACGTATCAGTAGCTCTGCTAGTAGCAAAGGTGGTAGTTGTACCAAAAGTTGTAGTCGTGCTTCTACTTGTTGCAGTAGCTCTGCTAGTTGCAAACGTAGTAGTCGTATTAAATGTAGTTGTAGTGCTACGACTTGTAGCAGTAGCTCTGCTAGTATTAAATGTAGTAGTAGTATTAAATGTAGTTGTAGTGCTACGACTTGTATTAAATGTAGTTGTACGTGATGTAGCAAATGTAGTTGTACGTGATGTATTTTTTGTACCATTAGTTCTTCGTCTTACTTGATAGTAATTAGTAGTAAAAAACTTACCTACGATAGTTGATACAAGAGAGCCTCTTTGATAGTTAAAGCCGCCTATATTATCTGTTGTAGAAGGAGAAGCAGTACCAGCAGCCCATGTATAAACCTGTGAACTAGCCCACCAAATCTGACCACCAATATCCTCTTGCCAGTAATAAGTTGTACCTGTTCGTGAGTATTGATAAGAGGACCAAGCATAAGTAGTAGCAAACGTGGTTGTTCTACTTGTATTAAAAGTAGTTGTTCTGCTAGTAGCAAAAGTAGTAGTTGTACTTCTGCTCGTAGCTGTAGCTCTGCTAGTAGCAAATGTAGTAGTAGTATTGAATGTTGTAGTAGTACTTCTGCTTGTTGCAGTAGCTTTGCTAGTAGCAAAAGTGGTTGTAGTATTAAATGTAGTAGTTGTACTACGGCTTGTGGCAGTAGCTTTGCTAGTAGCAAAAGTGGTAGTCGTACCAAATGTAGTCGTGCGGCTTGTAGCTGTAGCTAGTGAAGTAGCTGTAGATTTTGATGTTGCAAACACTGTATTAAATGTAGTAGTTGTAGCAAAGGTAGTCGTACGAGTAGTATCTGTAGCACGAGAAGTTGCTGTAGCGGCAGATGTAGCAAACACTGTATTGAATGTAGTAGTTGTACCATACACTGTTGTTCTACTTGTTGAAGTAGTTCTATTAGTAGCAAAGATAGTATTAAAAAATGTTGTTGTACCAAACACTGTTGTTCTACTTGTTGCAGTTGCAGCAGAAGTAGCAAAAGTAGTATTGAATGTTGTAGTAGTAGCAAACGTAGTTGTACGGTTAGTATCAAACGTAGTGTCAAATACTGTTGTGGTATTAAATGTAGTTGTACGTGAGGTTGCCGTAGCTAGTGAAGTAGCTGTAGCTCTTGATGTTGCAAACACTGTGTCAAAGGTAGTAGTCGTAGCAAAGGTTGTTGTAAGACTTGTGTCTGTTGCACGAGATGTTGCAGTCGCCTGTGAAGTATCAAAGGTTGTATCAAATGTAGTAGTCGTATTAAACGTAGTTGTACGTGATGTCTCAACACCATCCGTAGTCTCAAAGGTAGTATCAAATACTGTAACAGTCCCAAAAGTAGTCGTGCGTGAGGTAGCAGTTGCTTGACTTGTTTCAAATACTGTATCAAATGCTGTATTAAAGGTAGTTGTACGAGAAGTGTCAAAGGTAGTATCAAATACTGTAACAGTTCCAAAGGTAGTCGTGCGTGAGGTAGCAGTTGCCTGACTTGTTTCAAACACTGTGTCATAAGTAGTATTGAATGTAGTTGTACGAGAAGTGTCAAAGGTAGTATTGAAAGTCGTAGTTGTATTGAATGTAGTTGTACGACTTGTTTCAAAAGCTGTACCAAAAGTTGTGGTTGTATCAAATATTGTAGCTCTACTTGTAGATGCGGTAGTTTCAAATACAGTATTAAAAGTAGTAGTAGTACTACGGCTTGTAGTGTAAACAGCATTATAAGCAGTAGAAGGCACACCACCATTGTTAATTAACACATAGTTAACCTCAAAGATAGTTCCTAGATTTTCTGTGATAAAGAGACGGTCTACGTCTTTAACTGTGGAGCCATCAAATATTTTGATATTTTTTGCCATTCTTGTTGGACTCCTTTATGATATAACATACCAAACGTAACCCTCTGGTCTTCCTCCACTTGACGTAGGCGGAGATGTCGTAGTCTCCCAATATGTATTCTGCAAAGATGTAAGTGCTGTTGGAATAGCTGCACTTACAGCAGCAATGCGTGACTCTAATGTAGCAGACAAAGCTACAACAGCAGAAGCATTAGCAGCAATAGAAGTATTGGCTGTATCCAGACCTGCTGATACAGTATTGATATTTGTTTGCAGCCCAGAACTAACTCCAGCTATACGAGTTTCTAATGTAGCGGATGTACCTGCACTAGCTGCCGCAGTAACAACCACACCAGTCAAATTAGAACCATCCCCATAAAAGGCTGTAGCGGACACCACAGAGGCTCTAATGTATTCCGAGGTGATACTGGTCGCATCAAGATTAGTTACGCTCAGAGAAACTATATTAAGCGTTCCTGCGGATATTGCTCCAGTGACCTTTAATGCACCGTTTACAGATACATTACCACTAATACCTACGGCACTATCAGATAGTTTAATAGCTGTATTGTTACCAGCCCCGTCTGATATAAATCTTTTGGTGCTATCAATACCAGCATTATCCACACTGGATTGTACCTTCAATAAATCTTTATAAGTATTCGATACTTTTTTACCTGTTAAGTCTGCCATTAAAGTTGATTCCAGTTAGTTGTTACATCTTCCCAAAAGTCTTCAAGTGCTTCCCAGCTTTGGTTTCTATCGTTGTTTGCCTCTGGTCTAGCATCCTTAATAAATATACTTCTGTCTTCTGTTCTTGGTTGTCTGTTCTGTGGATGATTCAGAAGGTCATAGCTGCGGTCATTATCCTGTGGACATACCCACAAACCATAACTGTTCTTTGTCATCACACCACGAGAGTAACCAAATCCACAGACATCACAGACTACCTTATTATATTTACCTCTAGCCATCTTAGTCCTCTGGTAGCCACGCTGACACAGGTACTACCGATATAGGCAGAGTTACAAGTGGTCGTGGGTCAGTTACATTCTCGTCATCAAGAACCTTTATCTTTCTGTTTTGAGGATGGTTCTTCATATCGTAAGCACCCTCAAAGTCATGTGGGCATACCATCATTCCGTAACTATTCTTCTTTAGTTCACGGAGTTCGTAACGAAACCCACATACATCACAAATGCCAAGAGCCTTCGTCATTAGATTCTATTAATGCGAGGTCTTAACATCAGGCTTGTACGCTCCTTATCTTCTTCTTGCGCTCTCATTAACCTTTCTTCATATTCTTGTTTTAACATCTGTATGCGATTCATATCTACACCAGGTCGTTTCATAGACATGAAGTATGCAGTACCAGCAGTCAAGCAAGGGTAGAACCTACGGGAAATATCAGCAGTCTGTGAAGACTTGGATACATCTTGGAAGTACTTGACAGTCTCAAACTTCAATACGTCTGTGCTATTCTCTGGGATAGGATATAGGAATACAGTTGAATCATCACGTCCACGTCTTACAGCATACTGGGTAGGACGACCAGTCTGACTCTTGCGTGGAATCTTCAAATACTCTTCCATGCTGATACGCTCCAGCTGAAGGTCAACATTATTACGATTGACTACAGCTTCTAGCACGTCAATATTCTCACTACCCAATGTATAAGATGTCACAGATGTTGTAACACTTACAGCAGTAGTGCCGATTGTCCATAGCTGGATACCACGGTTCTGCCAATCTTGAAGTAACAGATTGATAGAACGTCTGGCAGAGCGAGGCTCTTCACCCAACGTAGGCTCTCCGCCAATCATTTCCATAGCTTCTTGGATTACTTCATCAATGTCCATTGAGAAACTATATGTACCTGATGTTGCCATTACGGTCTCCTTGCTCTTTTCTTGCGCCCTGCACAGTGAGCTTTCTGACTAAAGCCCTTTGGATTCTTGCAATCTACCTTACGTTTACGTTTTGCGGACCACCTTCCTTTCTTTTTTGAAGGGGCTTTGCTTACTTGCTTACTGGCAGAGCTACGTGTCATTACCATTTTACTTTATGGCTCCAATACTTTGCGCTTAACTTTGTTGTCGGTTTACCTTGTGCATTGTGACGTGCATAGTAAGAACGCTTACGTGCCTTGTCCTTTGCAGTCTTTGGACTCTTACCTGCACCCTTTACACCTTGCTGACCAAAACGAATAAGTTTAACTTTATCGCCTTCTTTTGCCAAAACCTTGTGGCTTTTAGTTTTATGTTTTGGCGTTTTTACAGGTTTATTATAGCCTGGAAATGTTTCGCCTCTATATGTGATAGCCATTAGTATATCCTATTATGTGGTGCTTTACCGTATTTACTTTTCTTACCAATCTTACCGCCTTTTTTAGCTTTACGATATTTAGCTGTTTTAGCTGCTATATCTTTAGGTTGGTCAACATATTGTTTTCTTTGTTTAGTTCCTTTTCTTTTTGCTCTCGTAGTAGCCGCATACTCCTGCGGTGAGAGTGCCTTAATAGCCGCTTTTGGTAAGTACCTTTCCCCCGTCTTACTTGATGGTTCACCGCTTTTGGTTCCCCAATTTTGATTCTGCCAATTCTTTAAATCCTGCTGTGATTTTTTTATTGCCATTACTCATCTAGGAACGATAGCCCCCACCCTTTGCTTTGTATTCTTTAGCCAGCATCTGTGCTTTTCTTGCAGACCACTGACCTGCTTTACCACCTTTATCACCAGCTTTAATTTTTCTAAACAGCCGCTTTCTCATTTCTGGCTTAGTATAGTTACCAGCTTCGTTTACACGGCTTTTAGTTTTTTTCTTAGTGGTTTTCTTTGTTGTTCTAGCCATTTATTTTTTCATTTTACCACGATTATCATTAAGCTGTTGCTCATAGAAAGCTTCTTGTTTTTTCTTTTCCTCCTCTAACATCTTAGCAATATTGTCCATTGTTTCTTTATTTTGAGCAGAACCTTTTTTACTCATAGTAATATTTCTAAGAGTACCCTTTGAATCATATCCATATTCATCAGCCATATTATTTCTTACCCTTCACACGACCACCACACATCATGGCTTTACCATAACCACGTTGAGCAGCACCACAGCCACGAGGTTTTTTACCAACGCTACTACCTGCCTTTTTATATGTCGTTTTCTTTTTCATGCTTCCTCCTGTTCTCTTTTTTCTAACTGCAGCAGCTGCGGCTCTTTTTTTGTTTTCTTTAGCCATACCCTCATCTGAAAGGTCTTCACCCAAACGGCTACGTGCTTTCATATTATTAAGTTCTGAAACACGTTGACGAGGTGTTAAGCTATCATATTTATCTTTTGACATTTCAAAAACTTCACCAGTTTCTTCGTCATAAAAAGAAATCTTTTTACCTTTTTGTTTTACTTCCATGCCAGCTACGTTAGGTAGTGTTACTTCTTGTTTCCGTGAAGAAGCTGATTGTTTTATTTTTTGAGTTCTTGTTGCAGCAACATCTTTATCACGTATTTCCTTTAACATAGTTTTAGCTTCAGCTGCTTCGTCACCAGAACCTCGTGATATTCTTTCAAGGTCTGTTCTAATTTTACCATAGTCAGGCTTGTTGCCTTTTTTCGCTGAAGCCTTAATAAGCTGTTTTAGCACTGCACTAGCTGCCATCTTACTGTCCTCCGTTTATTGTATTCTCACCAGCTTGTGATAAGGGAAACTGCATGTCATCACGTCTAGTGCGTCTTGATTGATTACGTAGTCCTTCTACTGCATTTTGATATTTTTGTTCGTATGACTGAACTGCTGAATAATTCTTCATAAAGTTAAGTGCCTCTACCATAGATGCTGCATATAAGGCATCGTAGCAGAAGTCTGTAAAGTAATTACTATCTGTAGCACTACTTAAAGTAGTTGGTCTAGTGACGTATACAAGCTCGCCACTATAGGTAGCACTTGCTGTAGGTGCGAATAAAACTTGTGTATTTGTTTTTCTTGCATAGTACTTTGGTGTCCCTGTGCTTGCGCTTACCTGCCAATAGTCATTAATAAATTCATCTGTACGTTGTAGTAAATTAATCTTAGTCCCACTATCTTTAATGTGTAGGTTCTTTAAATATCTTGTACCAGTTGGTAATGTAAATACATTTGTACCAGAAGATAGCGTGACAGACGTAACTGTAACCAGCCCATAGTCGTCAAGACTACGAGTTAGTCGTTCTTCTGCTCTATTGACAATCTTTGGAATGTGTGATATAAATTCACTACCATCATTCTCTGTTGTCTCAATAATGTCGTTTACAAGATATGTATAATTAGCCATAATAGATAGTCACTGTTGCTGCGCTTACTGGTAAGTCTACTGTTACTGTTCCTGCCATACGAATACCATTATCAGGATATTCTTGGTATGAGGCATCAGCCGCAGTAGTGTTATTAAACTTAATGATGTTGCCGACAGTATTGCCGAAAGCATCAACAGATGTACCAGTAATTGTAAACACACCAATGCCAGTTGACTGAACAGCACGAATACGAGTATCCTTTACAACAGTACCAGTTGTCGCATCAGTAGCTGTTCCAGTAGTAGATACGTAAGCCACTCTTAAATTAGTCATTTATTACTCCCAAAGTAAATAATTACGAATACACCTATTATACACAAAAAAGGGGAAAGATGCAATGACCTCTCCCCTATAAAAGTTTATTATCTTTTTGTTTCGGTTAGTTTAGGTTATGCACCTGCGTTACCGAAGAAGCCACGCCAGTCTGACCAACCAAAGCTATAACGCTCACGAGCTTTAAAGCGAAGGTTACCAGTGTCGAAGTCAGGCTCCATTTTTGTTGCCAATGGCGCACGTACGAACATCTTTGTGCCGTTCGGTACATCAGTCTTGATGAAGAAGGCATTAGTATCCGTAAAGCGGCGGTTCACAAAGAACCCACCAGGTACGAGACCTTGGTTACGGATTGAGTTGATGTCGTTAACATTTGTTGCATTGTTAACAATTGTGGTTGACAATGTGCTGTTCAGAATCTGGTCAGCAGTGAAAGCCAAGTCTGATGGGATGTGCAAGCTTTCAGCCTGTGCGCCTACCAGAATACCACGGTCATCTTTAATCTTTGAGATGCTGATAAGAGCAGTTTCCAAAGAAGCTTCTGAAAGGTCAGCAGCAGAAAGCAAGTTGCTTTGGTTGCCGTTACCTACAGTAGCGTGTGATGCTGAGAACAATGGTTGTCCGTCACCACCAGCGTAAGATGAATTAAAGCCATTGTTGAAAACATCAGCAGCTTTAACTTGTTTTGTGTTTGCCATAGCACGAGCCAGACCTTTGGCACGTAGTTTGGCGAATGTGTCATAGAGGTTGTCTTCCATTGCTTCTTCTGTGATAGCAAAGCCAAGAGCAATTGTCTCGTGTGTATAACGAGATGTGTAGCTCTCAGAAGCGTCATCATAAGAAACGGCAGCACCCTCACCTTTTACAGGTGCAGAGCCGAAGCCTGTGAACAGAACCTCTTCCTCAAATGCACGGTCACTGTTTTCAGTTTCAAACAGTGGAGCGTGTTCGTCAGAAACCTCCCCATACTCAATACCGAATACGGCATTAAGACCAGGGAGAAGTTCTTTACTAATACTTGAACGATTAATAGCCATTATTATTTAACTCCCTTAGTTAGTTGTTGTTACAGGGGCAGTTACGAAGACGTTACGGAAGTTGTCAGCGTGAAGGTTCAACATAACTTCAACCTTCGTATAAGCGTCACCAGTTTCATTTCCTGGTTCGTTTACTACACCAACAATCTTCAGGTCTTGACCTGTAGTACCAGCGGTAGAACCGTCAGCACCAGCACCAGAACGACCTGTGAAGGTTGAACCAGCTGTAATAGATGTAAATGCCATTGTTGTACCGACAGCACCAGCAGTTACTGAAGCATCGGCTTGAATGATATAAGTTTGTGCAGGGTTGTCAACGACAAGACCTACAGCGTCAGTGACGGAAGTTCCGCCTGGAAAATATGATTTGAACTTTTGTTCCCCATCTTCTACATACCGACAGCCTTGAAAAACACCAATAGTTGCTTGACCAGTTGAAGTCAGAGCTTGGATTGTGCCAGCAGACACACGAACAGGCTGACCTGTATAGATTGTAGTAGCTTGACCTGAAGCAATAGGATACTCATTTGTACCATTGCTGTTAGGTGCTGCACCACGAATACGGGAAGGTGTCAAACCATTAGGACTATATGTTGCAGTCATTTTTTATTTCTCCTAAAGTTAATGATGTGACTCCAGGCGGCACTTTATCTTAATCGAATGAAGGGCGACCCTTAGTCACTTTTGTTTGACTAGAATTTGAAATCGGCATTCTGCGGTCTGATGCATTCTCTAACTGAGAGTTAACAGCATCTACCATATCAGCAGAAGCCCCTTCAAAGTGGCGTTGTCGAGCAAGAGCCTTTTGGTAAGGCATTTTGACAAGGGCTAAATCTCCTCGACATACAGTACCTTTGTAACGACCATCATCCTTCACCATTGAAGTATGAGCCATTTCTGGTACTTCCTCCAGATTAACAAACTCCCAGCCTTCGGCTAGTCGTTTACCTACGTTAGTATAATCATCCTTACCTTTTAGGGATATACGTATCCAACGGAGTTTCATACCATCATTAGCAAAACGATTCTCTACTGATTCAGGTAAATCCAAAAGGTTTGGTTCTTTGTATTCGTATTCTTGTTCTCTGGTTTCCAGGTCACGACTCTGGGTGCTACGTGTCTTTCTACTTGTCATGTGTTTTCCTCCACGCTATCGGTTAATTGGTGTATACTCGCCATCAGATTTTTCAATCTTCATTTTTTCTTGAGCATACTGTTCAAGTGATATTCCCCATTTTTCAGCTAGGCGTACATCCTCTTTTGTGAGCTTTACCTTTTTGCTAGACGGAGATGCAGGAGTGCGTGAGGCTCCAGCGACCACTTGAGCAGGGGTTGACGTTTCCTGCTGTACGGGGGTTTCAACGGCAGTTGTGCCGCCAAACTTGTGAGGGAAGGTTTCAGCCATACGCTTATCCACTTCCATATAATAATCATCTTCAGTTGGGTCGTAACCTTCTTCTTTCAACTGTGCATCAATAGTTAATGCAGCAGCTGTCATAACTTGGTCCGAGTTNAACCACTCNTTNTTTGAAGCCCACTGAACGGCTTTCATATCGTAGCCCTGATATGTTTCTTGTTGGGGCTGTTGATATTGTTGTTGNTCTACTTGAGGAGTAGCTTGTTGTGCTGCCTTCATCTCCTCTACTTGTTTTAGATGCTCTTGGATTCTAGTTACATCTGTTTGAGCAGCATTTAAGATTTCTTGCGCTCGTAAGATTTGGTCAGCATCTTGAGAATCTACTGCACGTTTATAAGATTCACGTGCAAGTTCNAGTCTTTCTGCGACAGCTACTTGCGATGACTCGGCATTAGAAATAACTGCCTTCTGATATTCTTTCTCACGTTCTTGAAGCTGTTGTTGATATTGTTTATTTGCTTCAAGAAGTTTTTCAATCTCTTCCTCTCGTTCTTTCTTTTGTTTAACGAGCTGTCTAATTCTTTTCTGTGCGCCAGAAGTTTCGACACCTTCTAATTCTTTAGGTTCTTCTTCTGACTTAGCTTCTACCTCTTCAACCTTTGGTTGCTCTGGTTCCGCTTCTTTTTCTACTTCTACTTCAGGTGCTGCTGCTTGTTGTTCTTCTTCACCTTCAATTTCAATTTCTATTTTTTCCTCTTCGGTAGCCTTCGTTGGCTCAATCGTTGACCATTCGGTACTCATGTTTTACTCCTGTTTAACGTCCACAGCGAAAAAGACGAATTACGCTGATAGTAATATTATACTTGATAATTTAATTACTCACAATACCCCTAGTTAGATAAATTGTAAGTTGGGTCTAAATCTTTAGAATCTCCTACTACCATCTTGATGTCGTCATCAAATAATAATAAAAGCTGTACCCCTTTGTACATAAACTTGTTACCACTGTGTTTGCCGTAACATACAAAGTCACCTTCCTTACACCATGAACGACCTTTAAACTTGTCGTCAGCATAAGCAAGACCACCTACTTTTAAAACACGACCAACTGTTGTAAGGTAAGCCATGTCCGATTTGGTTGAGTCAGGAAGAATAATACCTCCCTTTGTCTTTGCCTTAACGGATACAGGACGTACAAGAATGTGGTATCCTGGAATTTCTGGTAACACATCTGGGTCAGGTACTTCTGCATCTGTAATCCATTCGTCATTCTTTAAAGCGTTACTAGCTGCTTGCATATTAATCCTCTTCTATATATCGTTTCGTTATATCTTTAACTATCCCGATGGAAATTTCTAAACCTTGAATTGTTCCAACGGCTTCACGATAACTATGATAATCTGAAACGCTTCCATATGCAAGCGAATTTTTTACGGCTTCAATTTCTTTTTGAAGTTCGTTTATTAAATCTTCATGTAATGTCATTTACTACTGTTGGAGTTTTCCACCTTCTTTGATAAGTTCCATAAGAAGATTGGCTGTAGCTTTAGACTCCTCCAACTCATTAGCCTCCTGTGCTTTTAGCAAGTCGCCAATCAAGTCCATAGCTTTGAGAACACGTTTAGCATCACGGTCCTCTTCTTTCTGTGCTGCTCTCAGCTGTTCAGACACACCAGCTTTCTGTGCATCAAGAATAATTTTCTGTTCCTTCAAATCAAGGTCACGGTTTTTAAGGGCAGCATTAACTTGCTCTTTAGCAAGTAGTGCTTCGTTTTTCTGTTGTTCAGTTTGTAGACGAGCAGCTTCAATCTGTACCATCTGGGCTTCAGGTGTCTGAGCTTGTTGCTGTTGTGCAGCCATCATATTAGCCTGTAGGATTTGCTGTGCTGCTTGTGCTTGCATGGCTTCCATACCACTTTCAGGCATCATAGCTACCTGTTGTGCAACCATTGGGTCCATCATAGCTTGCTGCATTAAACCTTCAAGCTGTTCTTCGTACTTCAGAATCATATGCTCTGAAATGTTTTCTTGTAGCTGACCAGCAATCTTAGCAAAGGCTGGGTTCTGTTGGTTCATTGGGTCTTGCATATATGCACCCTTAACCTGAATGTGTGCATCGTGGTTCTGACCTTTAAACGCCTTAATAGGATTCCCTTTGTTTACTGATTTAATATCTGACATTGGGTCTTGTGGCATCAATGTTTCTTTACGTGGCATCAATGCATCTACATCTGGGACGTTGGCTGTTTCAAACAACATACGATTGATTGCTTCCATATCAAACATATCAGGTGGTGACTGTGCAGCAATCTGTTGTACCATCTGAATCAACATCATGCGTTGTGCATTAGATGGAATGTTCGGGTCTGATACAGGAATAACATCTACCTTACCATCGAAGTCCATCTTAAATACTTTTTCACAACAACCTGGAAGGTCATATGGATATTCGTTTGGCAGATACTCATAGTCAACACGAGCAAGAATCTTAAACTCATCACCCTGTGCTTTGTGTAGTCGTTTGTGGATTGCAGAGAAAAACTTACTAGAAGCTTCTAGCAATGCCATCGTTGTACCTACTGGTCCGTATCCACCACTATCTGATATAACTTGCTCAGTCGAGTCCGCAAACTTCTGACCTGCACCCGTAACAAACGATAGCATTTGAAATAACGTAGACGAAGGTTCCTTGAAAGGTAGCGGTACGATTGCTTTAGAAAGGTCAACACCTGTGGCTTCCACTTCTTTAAATTCACCAGGAGCGATTGGGTCATTGTCCCCAACAATCCGAACACCTTTAGCTTTGAAGCCGCCTGGAAGATTCGCAAACTGACCTGCGTCAAGTAGGCTACGCATAGCAGCAGTAGCAGACATGGTAAGATTACCAAGGAAGTGAATAAGACCAAGCCCGTAAAAACCAAAACCAGGAACGTATCTGTAATGGGTGAAGTGCATCTTCTTCTCATATCTTTCGTCTCCTTCCTTCCAGTTACGGCGAATTGATAACACAGTACCAGTAGATTCTTCTACTGTTACGATATAAGGACAGGCACGTTTCCCATCGTGCATTTTATCTTCAGGTAGTTCAAGGTAGCAATGTTGTTCTAGTAACACATACTGTGGGTCATTGTCGCCAGCAGGGGACAGACCAAGTACAGTNTCCATCTTNTCAGCCATGCCTGACAAACTAGGAATACCAGCATTAGGTAGTTCAACATCAGCATACATACCTGCGTCAATACAACGAGCTACTTCAATAGGACTACGATAGATAACGTGAGTATAGCGGTCTGCTCTACGAAGGTCAGTTGCATAGTATGATACATAGAACTGGTCAATCGGAACAAACTCAGATACAGGACGACCCAGACTTGAATCGTAATAAATCTTTTTAATAGAGGAACCAATCAGAGGTAGGTGAAACAACATACGCTCGAACTCATCGAAGTATTCAGGCATCTGTGTTGTAACCTGATAGTTCATAAAGTTCTGAACACGATTAGCTTGTTGCTGTCGCTCAATACTTGCTTCGCCCATGACCTGTGCCTTGACTGGTCCTTTGGCAGGGAATAATTCTTGTGATGCTTTAGATTGGAACTTAACAGCTGACTCAATCAGCAATGGGTGAACAGCAGTAGCAGCACCCTCGAANGGTTCGGTGGTGTCCTCTAGCTTCAGACCAAGCAGGTCAAANCCACGCTCAAACATAGACTCCCATTCTGAACGGGAATCTTTGTCAGCCTCATACTTATCAATAACCGTATTACCAATCTCTTGAAGAGTTTCTTCGTCTAGCTTTTCTGCAAGGTTTTCGTAGAACTCAGTTTCGATTTCAATCTCCACCTCAATCTCATCACCTTCTGCCATAAAGTCAATTTCAATCTCCCCTGTCTCTGGGTCAACATTATAACTTACATTAGCTTCTGTGGGTTCGTCTACACGAATCTGCACTACATTATCAGTAGGCATTTGGTCATATGGATTCTTTTCTGTTGCCATAGTTATTCCCTTATAAAAATACAACTGCCCCTATTATACCACTAAGTCCTCCAGTATCCAACCCTCTTTTGTCGTCTNGGATTATAATCGTCTTCCCAGTTAGGGTCTTCNGGGTGGGTCACGTTCCAGCTGTCACGCATATAGTGGATAGCCATAGTCATCGCATCTACTTGGTCATCNTGTGCGCCATTGGGAAATGCNAGTGATTCGTCAAACAAATCCTTTGCCCACTCCTTACCAGCAGGTATGAACAGACGACCTGACTCCATGATTGGTGTAGCAGAGTACACACGAGATACCTTGTCCCTGTCTGGCATATACTCTAACACAGGTAGACCTGCNTTACGCATATCCTGTATCANTGANTGACCAGATGCCTTCTTCTCCACAATACAAATATCTGGTTTGTGTTTCTGGTATAGGAACTGGGCTGTACGTCTGAGGTCTGGATACTCAAACCTGTCTTTGATATTACCTA